CGGCAGCGACAACGAGTAATTTTCGGGGTGCGCCACCGAAACCCGAAAAATGGCGGGGCGGATCTCCAAAAAGGGGGCGGCCAGTGGCGTTGTGCCGCCCGTGCTGCCCTGCAATGACCTGACTGAGGCCCGCGGGCTCACCTCGCTCAGCGGCGAGCGCGTGGTCGACGTGGCGCGGAAAACGCTGGATGCCTCGGAGCGGCTGATCGGGGCGTGGGACGAGCTCGAGCCGATCGTGCGCGGGTTACTCGGGAAGGTGCGGACGTACGCCGAGTCGGACGACGTGCACACGAAAGATGCGGCGGCGTTACTGCGGGACATTGCCACGGTTGCATCCCGTGTGGGAACCGCCGCGACGGCTGTCATGCGGGCGAGTGAGGGGCAGGTGCGGCTGGCGGTGTTGATCGAGGGCCCGAAACCGACCCGCAAAGCGCCGGGGGAGCTGACGGAGAAGCAGTTGGTCGCCGTGGTGCTCGAGACGGCGCGCAAAGTGAAGCAGGAGCAGGGAATCTGTCCCTTGTGCACGACGACGACGGTCGCGGCAGCGACGAACGGGGCGGCAGCGCCCCCGCAGGCGTGAGGGCCTCGAGATGCCGTTAATTCAACTGATCGTTGTCCTGATCGTTATTGGCCTGATTCTGTATTTGGTCGAGACGCTCTTACCGATCGATCCGACCATCAAGCAGATCATCCGGGTGGTCGTCGTGATTGCGGTCATCTTGTGGCTCCTGTCGCTCGTCGGGCTGTTGCCGCAGCGGATCGGGAGCGTGGCGGCCCGACAGTGGATCACGTGAGGGTGACCGCGACCGATCTCGCGTGGCTTGCTCTGCAGATCGCCGCCGCCGGTGGGATGTATTTATTGTGGCGGGAGATTGCGGCGGTGGATGGCGAGCGCGAAGCCGAGAGCTTCTTCGAGCAGCTCTATCGCTACAAGCTTGCGGGGTGGGGCACGCTCACGCCGCAGGAGCGGGCGGAATTGGGGATCGAGGCCGAATTGTGGGCCGCGGCAGGGAGCGAGTCGTGACCGACGCGCTCAGTTACGCGAAGGAGATTTGCGACGAGTGGGAGCGGCGCGTGGAGGCGGATGCCTTGCGCCAGTTTCGTGGGTTTCCGCGGCCGTATCCGAAGCAGCAGCAGTTCGTCGAGAACGACGCCTTACGGGAAGACCTGCTGATCGGCGGCAACCGGTCGGGGAAGACGATCGCGCTCTGCGCTCGAGTCGCCCGGCGTCTGCGGTCAGGAGCCGCCCGCCTTATTTGGGTTGTCTCACCCTCCAATGCGATGAGCCGGCAGAACATCGCGCCGCAGCTCTACGAAGGCGCCCCGGGGATTATTCCGTTCATTCCCAAGACGGAGATCGCGGCCATCAGAACAACGCCTGATCTCGAGGTGCTTGGCTACGACGGGTGGCGCTGCGTGCTCAAGTCGTGCGAGCAGGGCCGGGACAAATATGCCGGGGCGGCGGTGGACGAGGTGGATTTTGACGAGCCGCCGACGTGGCCGATCTACAACGAGTGTGCGATTCGGTTTGGCGCCAACAAGCGCTGTCTCATCCGGATGGCGGCAACGCTCTTGCCGGCCCCGGGCGAGGCCGGTGGGGTCTGCCAATGGCTCTGGCACGAGAAGATCGAGCCCTGGCTCCACAAGCGGGCGCCGGACGATCTGCGCATCCTGAACGTGTCGATGGCGGACAACCCGTATATCACCGAGGAGCAGCTCGGGGTGGCGCGGCGGCTCTATGCGCCCGGGTCGTTGGATTACCGCATCCGCATCCTCGGCGAACTGCTTCCAGGTTTGGTCGGAGCACGGTGTTACTCGGCGTTTGAGCGCCGGCTGCATGTGAACAAGGCCTTGGGGCCGGAGGCGATCGATCCCCTGAAACCCTTGTATCTCGGGGTCGATGTCAACGTGGATCCGTTGTGCTGCGTGGTCGCGCAGCAACACGGCAAAATCTGGCGGGCCTTGGACGAGATCGTCTTGAAGCCGGGGTCACTCGGGGAGCTGGGAGAAACCATCCGCGAGAAGTACGGCGCGCATCGCCACGAGCTCGTGCTCTGTGGCGACCAGATGGCCGAGCACCGCCATGCCCAAACGGGAAAAACGGACTACGAGGTGCTGTTAGCGGCGATCACCGGCGGCCCTCGCGTCCGGCTGGCGTTGCCGCCCAAAAACCCCCCGGACCGCGACCGGGTGAACCTGCTGAATTTCCTGTTCGGGGCAGGCGGGGCGCCGGTGCGGTGTGAGGTGGCGCCATCGTGTCCGGAGCTGATTGCGGACTTGGAGCAAGTCCTATGGTCGCCGGATGGGGCGCACATCAAGAAATCGCACAAGCGGGACGATCCCTACTATCAGCGCACCCATCCGAGTGACGCGTTCGGGTATATCGTCTGGCTGCGCGAGGCCGGGGCACTCACCGGGGCGACGAAGGCGGTGGGCGGCAAGCGGCCGGGGATTCCGCCGGCGGTCTACGGCTTCCAGCAGGGATACGCCTCGTGACCGGACCGCCGCTGCCGCCGGGGCCGCCGATTGCCGACTTGATGCGGCAGGTAAACGGCCAACCCGGCCCGCTGCCGATGCCGCTGCCGGGTGGTGGGCCGCCGCCGCTTGGCCCGGGCGCGCCGCTGTCCCCGGATGCGCAGCAGCTCATGGCGCCGTCCGATGTCTCGCCGAGCGCGCTCGAAAGCCTCGTCCAGGACGAGGAACCGCTGCCGGAAATCGAGGACGCGATCCTGCTCCAAGCGATGCAGCAGTGCTATGAACGGTCGCGGAGTGCGCGCGAAACCCGCAAGAAGCTCAACCGGCGGAACTGGGACGCCTTACATGGCAAGTTCGAGTTCTTAGGCAAAAAGCGGGCGGGGCAGTCGACCATCGTCATCCCGTCGCTCGAGACGTCGCTCGAGCAAGTGTGTGCTGAGCTGTCGCAGCAACTGGTCGGCTTTACCCATTGGTTCAGTGCGAGCTATCAAGGCTTACCGCCGCCGCTGCCGGGGCTCGACGAGGAGCACGCGGCGAAGATCCTGAGTGACGAGCTCGACCGGCTCGCCGTCGAAGGGGGCAAGATCCCGACGACGTATGGGATGGGCCGGCTGGTCTACGATTCGTTAAAGATCGGGCTGATCGAGTCGGTGGTAACGTGGAAGGTGATGATGGTCCCCGAGGACCATCCCGTCTATTCGGTGGGTCCGGACGGGCGGCTGGTCATGCAGAGCGAGTCGTCGATGCGCTTGAAGATCGACCTCGTGCCGTACGACGACCATTTCCCCGATCCATCGCCGGCGCAGCACTACGACATCCACGAAGTGGAACTCGCCATCGCCGATCTGCCCGACATGGGATTTACGAGTGACGAGATCGACAAGATGCGGCACACGTCGCCGGGCGGGGAGAAACAGGAACAACGGCGACGGCGGCAAGGGCTCACGCCGGGCCTGCCGCAGCCGCAGCATCGCGTCTTGTTGCGAGAGTACTGGGGGAATTTGGTCCATCCCCAAACCGGAAAAATGCTGGCGAAGGATGTCTTTTTCCTGACGGCGGGCGGGACATCGGTCATCCGCAAGCCGACGCGGATTCGCGATCTGCTGTGGGGCGGCTGGCGGCCGTTCATCAGCGTGGTGCTGTTACCGACGCCGACCGCCGGAGAGCATCACGCCTTCGTCGACATTGCCCGGCCGCTCGTCGAGGCGGAGTCGGAGCTGACGAATTTGGTGATCGATGCCGGCTTCAATGCCGCGTTCGGGATCAAAGAGGTGCGGTCGTGGATGCTCGAGGACCCGTCGGTGATCCAGAAGGGCATCACGCCGGGCATCGATCTCGAGGTCGCCGAGGGCCGGGGGGATGGCGACGTCGTCAAGCGGGTCGATACCGGCACGCTCAACCAGGACATGTTGACGGTCTTGGATCGGATTTCCCGGATGCGCCAGGAGGCGTTCCGGATCAACGACCTGCAGTTAGGTCGCACTCCCCAGCGGAAGCAATCTGCCACCGAGATCATGCAGATCGAGGATGCGGGGAACGATCTGTTCTCGAACATCGCGCTCCGGTTCGAGGACACCGGCATCGAGCCACTGCTGGAGTTTTGCTGGCAGCTGCTCTGGCAGTTCGCCGACAAGTCCATGCTGACCCGATGGGGCGCGACGGTCGGGCCGGAGAACGCGCAGACGCTGGCGGTGCTGACGCCGCAGGAGCGTTTTGCGGTGTTCGCGTCGACGGTGTCGTTCAAGGTGCAGGGCTACAAGTACCAGCTGCAGCGGGTGAAGGATCTCCAGAAACTCATGATGCTGCGGCAACAGGCGGCAGCGAATCCGGCCTTGTTGCAGGTCATCACGGAGCGCTTCTCGCCGCAGAAGGAATACGCCCTCATCCTGCAGAGCTTGGGGATCGACCCGGCCGACGTCGAGCGGGACCCCGACGAGCCGCTGCCGAATCCGGCGTTGCTCGCGGGACAAGCCGGTGCACCCGGCAACCCGGCGCAGAATCCTGCTGCAGCGCAGGCGGGCCCGCCGCCGAATCCGCAGGGCCAGCGGGGCGGCCAGCTCCCGTGAGGGCATAGAGGGGAAGACAGATGGCGAAGAGAGGTCCCGCACCCGCGCGTCCCGGCCCCGGCCGGCAGCCGACATTAGGCCAAGCCACCGGCGGCCGGCCGGGCCGCGTGCCGGCGGCGGGCGCGACGCCCGCAGCGGCTCCAGCCACGCCCCGGCCTCCCCGGGCCCCGGGTTTAGGGTTGGGGCTTGGGTTGAATGCCCGGCAGCGCGGCGCATTCCAGCAAGCGGCGGCGCAGGGGCAGGGGGCAGCGTATCTCGGCCAGAATCCCGCGCTCGCCCGGCGGGTCAATCAGCTCGACCCGACGGGCTGGCGGGCGCAGAACGTGCAGAACTTCATCGGGTCGTATGGCCAGCGGCAGCCGCGTGGCGGCCCGGCCGCCGCTGCTCCGGGCGGCGCCGCGCCTGCGCCCCTTCCCCAGCCCCCCGCGAGCTTCGTCGGTCCGCGGGGCACGCAAGCGGGGGATCAGCTGACCCCGTACGGCATGAGCCAGCTCGGGGGCATGCCCGGCGGGAACATGGCGGACATGATGGGCGGCGGGGGCGGTGGGTACGCGATCGGGAGTGGCTATGGCGGTCCGAGCTTCGGCCCCGGCGGCCCGTACGGCGGGGCTGGCATGGGTGGCGGCGGCGATATGTTCGGGGCGGGTGGGCCGTTCGGCGGCTACTCGCCGGCGATGCAGCAGGTGCTCCAGGCGCGCATGCAGGGCGGCGGCTACGGCGGCGGGTTGATGGGTCAGGGCGGCGGCATGCAGGGCGGCGGCGGTGGATGGGGCGGCAACTTCGGGACCGGCTATCAGGCGCCGGGGCAATGGTCGTCGCGGTCCGGCCAGCCGATGCCCGCGAACATGGCGGCTCTCTTCGGACCGTCGCAGGGACCACAGCGACAGATGACCCAGCAGGGGCAAACCCAGAATCAACCGCCAGCGGGCAGTCCCGTCTGATGCTCGTCATCGGCGGCGGCAGCCACGGCGGCAGCACGGCGTCGATCTCGCTGCGCGATCCGCAACCGCAGCGCGTCCAGCGGGCATTGGAGCCGGGCAAGGCGGTGCGAATGACGCTCGAGGGCACGGTCCACCATCTCACCGCGCACGAGAAGCATTGCGACGTGGAACTGGACGTCCACGACGTCTCGGTCCGGCCTGAAGGCCGCCGCACCATTTCCAGCTTGATCGAGGACAAGCAGAAACAGGCAGTGAGGTAGCGATGGCAGACTGGCGAGACGGCTACGAGAGCACGCGACCTGAGGATGCCGACGCGCCGAACCGGCCGAGTGGGCAGCCCTATCTCAAACCCGACGGCATGGCCGAGGCGTACAAGGAGCGCTGGAAGAACGTGCCGGTAGCCTATCCCTTCGGCAAGGCGAAGGACGGAGGCAGCGGGGGTGGGAAGTGAGCCGCGGATCCGAGGCGCCACACTCCCGAAAGCGCGGCAATGGCTCGTCTGGCTCGCCTATCATCTCGACGAGCTCCCAGCCGATCACGGGTGGATCGCCCTGTGCCGTGACACGTTACTCGGGTTGCATCACGCCATCGTCTGCTGCGCCCGCCGACTCCGCGGCAATCCCACCTGGGACCTCCAAGGGACGATGACAGACGACACGGAACGGCTCGAGGACGGTGCCCGACGCTGGGCGCGGAATGCTGCCGCGCTGGGATCGCGGGACGACATCCCGGACCGCTTCCGGCCGCTCATCGCCGTGCTCCAGGGCGCGTGCAATCAGCAGGTCCGGCTCGCGAAAGAGATCGACCGCATGCAGCGAACCGGCGAGTTGCAGGTCGACGTCACCTTGGACCGCGCCGCGCAGCAGCTGGTGGAGGTCGGCTAGGAATGCCGGTCGATTTCGAGCCGAAGCTGGCGAATCTGATCCAAAGCGGTCATGCCGCCCGGCCGCTCTTGGCCGCGCTCGAGACGTTCTGCGCCGCGTTGGTCGAAGAGACCTTGAAGACGATCGACCAGCGCGTGGCCAACGCCGATCTCACGCCGGAGGACGCCTTGGCCGTCTGCCACGAGATCGCCGCCTACCGCCGCATCGTGTTCCGGTTGTCGCAGCGCGTGACGGCCGGGGAACGCGCCGAGGCGCGGGCGGCAAGCCGCCATCAGGAGATCCAATGAGCATGACTCCCACGGAGGTCCCGGCGTCCGCACCCGCCCGGGAGCAGGTGCAGCTCGGCACCCAGGTCTTGGAACTCGCCCCCGACGATGCCGCCACGGTCCGTCGCGCCTTCCAGGACCTCGCCCAGTCCTACGGGGCATCGCTCGATGACCAGCGCCGCCAGCTCCTGTCGACGATGGGGACACCGCAGTGGCAGCCGCCGCCCGTGTCGTCGCCCGGCGAGCTCGTGCTCGACGTCCCCGATCCCGATCTGCTCTTCTCAAACAAGGACGCGTGGGCGGCGAGTTTTGCGCAGAACCTCGAAGGCCGGATCCGCCGGGCACAGGGCGAGCAGGCCGCCCTTCTGCAAGGCGCGGTCAGTGCCGTCGATCAGGAACTCCAGCGCCGCGATCTCCAGACGCAGGCGCAGACGATCCACGATCAGGCGATGGAGGAGATGCTGGAGCGTCGCGGGCTCGGCGACCACCGCCGGATCGTCCAGACGATTTACAACGAGCAGTATGGGAACCTGCAGCATCTCCCGCTCGGCGTCGCCTTGGACCAGCTCGGAGCCTTGGCGGAGCAGGAGATCGCGAGCATCCGCGGCACCCAGCCCGCCGCCGCGGCGACGCCGCAGCAGACCGCACCGCCGGCGATGCTCCGCTCCGCCCGCCGCGCCGGGAGTGCGCCGGCCCCGGAGCAGGCACCGCGGGGCAAGACGCTCTCCGATCTGATCCGCGCGCATCATACGGCCTTCCTGGACGGGGGCCGGGCAGCATGACCGCTCAACTGCCATCGTCTGCAGACGCAGCGGCGGCGTAGGCTAGGAGGCGAGATATGCAGACGTGGACCCAAGATACCCCGACCGGGCCCTTTC